GAAGCAGCTGAGGCTATTGGAACTACCACTCTTGCAATACGAGAAGTCGTTTCAACAACACGATCAATCGTAGATATCATGTCTTCAGGACATGCTATTGGAGCAGAATGCGCCATATTCGCCGCCTGAGCAATGACTTGCAAATTATATGGTTCCATTATCGTATCAATAAAACCATAAGTGGAAGTGGAATTATGGTTAAATTCCACATGCATAACAATTTCAACGTTAAGCGTAGCCAATGAGGCTGGAAGACCAGCACCAAATAGAACAATGGCGGACCAGCCGTCAGTTGATTCTATAGCATTACCAGTGGCATTCTGCTCAGCAGATTGCCCACGGAAACGAAAAGCACTGTCATCGAATTGCCTACCAGAAACAATAACCGGTCGCTCACAAAGTTCAACCAAAGAAAATCTTTCACTCAAAGGCATAGAATCTATCATGCCCTCTGTGGTAGGCCACAGATAATAAGGAAAAGTAGTACTAAGATTGATAGGAACGTGAGCCACCCAAATGTGACCGGAAGCATTAGTCAATGAAGTCTCACCAGACAAGCGCAAACCCCAAGAAACAACACGATAGGTAGAAGACAAATTACCTAACGCACCAGATTGAGGCATTGGATTGTTAAAAGTCCCGCCAGTCCAGACAACGGTCCCGGCAGTGACGCTCAGTGGTTGTTGATAAGCTGATGTTATGAAAGGAGTAAAGCCCGAACACATATAACCACCAGAATTAGAACTCATCACAACTGCTGTACGACAAATGCCAGTACCAGTCGGGTAACCATAATCATCGGGAACCCGAACACCAGCAACTTCAGGAAGAAAAGGATTAACACGCGACAATGCAAACTTGTGCGTAGAAACTTTAGGATTACGAACTCGAGATCGACGATTCTTTTTCTTAACCTGTTTCTGCACAACAACTTTGCCAGTATTTATTTTCACTTGTTTTCTCATAATGTTAATATTATTGGAGCCGGCTTCTCAAATAATAATTTACAACCAAGTGAGTCAACAATGCAATACCCCAACCAAAGTAAATCAGCAATATACATAACCACAAATGGCCAATAGCACTATAAATACTACCGGTCAAACCAGTTTCTATTATGCAAAGTACAATGGTAGTAGGTATTGGAAACAAGTACCGCAAACCTTCTTCTATGAAAGGAGAAATATCAGTCCAATCAAAGTCAACAGGCTTGTCAACGAAACCAGCATTTTCACTACTAGGGCCCCAATCCATCTCTGCCATGCGTTTAGCAGCTAGACTGTCAAGCCGAATAGGAAAATCATTACTGGATAATTCCTTCTCTAACTCAAAAATGTGATGCGGGAGCAAATCATACCGCAAACACAAATAACTCAACGTTGAGTGAGTGGCTGTGCACGCAACACTCGAATACTCCTGATACTCTTCCTGATAGCCTTCAACTAAAGGAAATCTTTTCAGGTACTCTATATGACAATAGGCGCCCCTAATGCCAGGCAGAGTTTTCAAGTTGTTGCTTAGACCTTTTAATACTGAAACATACTGTCTCAACATTTGCTCTTTATTCAAATGAAGGTCTTTACACCAGAAGGTCTTAGAGATAATTTTCCCAATCTTTGGTACCAAACACGTACCCTCCAACATTGGAACAAACAAAGACGAACAAAACTCTGCTGAGTATTCATCACAAGACTCATACTTAACGAGTAGTCCGTTATCTCTAAAGACCATTTCAACTTGTGGTCCAACAGGAGTTTCCTTGGTAAAAACCAAAGCATCATCCCCTTTAACCAACAACGCCACCAGATTCGATCCAAAACAATGCAAATAAGAATTAATGGTCAAAATAGAATTACCTATAAGAGTAGCACTCCTCCCAGAACAGCGGATGCCACGAGCCAGTGCATCAATACCATCTCTGGTCGTTATTCTAATAGAGTGGACATCCTGCATTTCTCTGTTGAGAACTGCCCTCGGAATACCACACAAGAAGTAAAACTCCAATAACAGGTTCAAGGCCTCAGCACGTTGAGATGAGTCATAACTGGTAAAATCTCCTTTAGACATGGAATATAATTTATATTTATCATAAAATTTCCCAATATCATAAGAATCGCCATGTAATGGAAACATAACATTACTTGGCAAATTAACAGCTAACAACTCACCTAGTGGTACGAGATACCTACCTATCTGGTAATTAAATTCAACCTCAGAAGAGACGACAGGTCTAGGAATTTTAGGGGAGGCATGAGCCTCAAACTTAGAAAATATGGAGCTATTGTTCCATACATCTATAGGTTCAGCTTCCCTAAATTTCATTTCCCTTCTTAATCGTTTCTCCTTAGGTGCGGGAAACCTAGAAACCCACTGCTCCCAACTCATCGGTTCAAGGGCAGAACGAATAACAGAGGCGACTCGCACCAAAATTGGGTGAAGAGGCCATTTGTAAACCCCTACATCACCAATGTCATGGAGCAGCTTATTCCGCAAACATGACACCTTATTGTGTATACAACGAGCTGGATAATATGGCACATAACCAGGGTTGTACACAACAGCATTGGCCGCCGGACGGCGGCTACACGATTCAAAATAACTGGGAGGCACTAGCAACTTACTACACTTGCTAGCATCAAGCTGTTTATTGGGTCCTTCATAGCAATAATCATAAACCATTACTTTCCTTGACCACATGCTCGACATTAAACGTAACAAACCCAATTGAGGTGGCTTAACGTAATGCATTTTCACGCACCACGAAAATATCCTACGAACAATAAAGTTATAACTACGAAAACGTACTAGCAGACCTAACAACAAGACAACAGTACAACAGATAGCAAACACAGTTTAACTAATAGCCATGTATCCTTTAGCGTAAATGACTAAAGAAATAGAAGAGACAATCAAGAACAACCTGGCTAACACTCGCAAGCATCGTCCCATATCAATAGACTGCAAAACCAGTGATGATCTAGCCAGTCTGTCCATAATCTTAGCATGCAAATCTGGAGTGACGTCAGGCAATATTTCAGGTTGCTCAACATATGCCTTAGCAGCCTTAGCTGCAAGTCTCTCAAGATTAAACCCACCAAGTTGCTTAGCCCTTCTAGATACAGATGCAAGGAACGTGCTATAACCTGACTGAGAGAAAGGAGCTCCATAAGGAAAACAATGACTAATAATATCATCATAATCAGATTCACTAATGGAACTGTCAACTTTCTCAATGGGTCTGAAAGGTATAGGCATGTTCTTCCTGTGTCTGGTTGCAACAAACCTCAGCACAACAGAGTCACCGAAACTACGAAGGGACTCCCACACCAAAGTTCCGTTAACACCATTGTACTGACCAATTGCCATCCAATCATTAACAGGATGAACGTACTCTTTCAAATTACCTACAGCCCTAACGTGTAGATTACCATCAGCAGACTTACGATATTTCATTTCACCCATCATTATCTCACCTTCCTGATCAGGGTACATGTGCACTAAAGCATAATGCACAGGATACGCCTGTTTTAATAACATACAATTCAGCATGTCATTAGGATCAACATAGTACAACGAGTGAACGCTCATAGAGGCTAAAAATTTTTGGCAGGCACAGCTGTGCCATTTATGCCCACAATATTTATTGCCCCTAAACGTAAACCTACGATATAAATCCGCACCATCAACGTCAGGCACGCATGACCAAACATAATCTCTACGCTGCTGGTGGTGTCTATTCACTGCACCGCCAACATCAAGAATACAATTTGATTCACCAATTATATTTGAATCAATATATCCCAACTCACCAATCAGTTCATTCAAAGCCCATGCTTCACCTATAGCCCTCATTGCAGCACAAAAAGGATGAGCATTATCCTTATGGCTCAAACGGTAGCTATCCATCTCAATAGGATGGTAATAGGAGACAGCCGCAATCTTGGCCTGCGTAAAAGACAAAGAATGCGGGATTGAATATGTCACTCTAGGAAAATTCTTGTTGTGATGAGGTGCCAAAACACTAACGAATTTGGCCTTCGCTACACCAGCAACAGATCCACTTTCCGATGACACCACACTGATGGGAGGATCAGAATCAGACTCAATGGCAAGTTGCTTACACTGCTCACGCATAAGATCAACTTTGCCAGACTTCTTACTCAAACGTGGTTTGCTATTATGATTCATAAAAGCAAACCTAACTCAATA